AGAAGATTTCCTTTCTTTGGATTGACCATCATATTTAAAAATTTTGTTTCTCCTCCTTCTTCGACATCATTAAGATACCACATAAAAGATAAAAATCTTCTTGCGGATTTATAATCTACTACATCAACGTGTGTATCAAACTCATCATTCCCATCGTTATTATAACGCTTAATTCGAAATTGCTCAAATGCGTGTTCTTCTGGAAAAACTCTTCTGTCTACCATTTCGTAATATTCGTTGCGATATTGAAATGTTTTTTGAATAAGATGATTGTGAACTTGCTCAATCTCTTCTGTTAATTTGCAATTTTCTGTTAGATTGATTTGCGTAAAGTTTGGTTTTCTTTCATTTTCTATACGTTCTTGTTTATCTGAATATTTTTCAAATATATCAATTAAAAAATCACAAACATCATCTTCAAGAGCATTTTCATATACTTGAACTAATTCGTTAAGATTTTCCATAACTAAATTCTTTTTGTGCCGTTTCATCAAGTGCCTGCATTACTTCGGCAGTAAAATACTTCTCTGGATCTTTAAATATTTCTTTGGCATAAAGTTTTTTTCCATCAATCTCATAACGCCCTGCTACATTTTTCCAAAGTCCACCAAGTTCACCAAGCTCAAGAAGACCATAATACTTATCAAGCCCACGCTCATCATAAAATAAACGAATTTCGACATCTTTATTTTCTTTGCTTAATCTTGATTTTTGTGTCTTTGCTTTAATAATATTACCAATAACTTCTGTTCCATCCTTTTCCTTTTTCTTTGAGAGATATATGATAGTTGAAGCAGCATATTTTAATCCAGAACCTCCACCCATATCCTTTGTAGGAACATAAGAACCAATTACATCATATGTGTGATTTGTAACTAACATTGGTATTTTTGCCTGTCCTAACTTAAGAGTTAACATTCTAAAAGCACCTTTAATTAATTGTGCCTTTGTCATATCACGAGTATCTTTTTCGGCAAGAGCATCATTAATTTCTTTATTTGTGGAAAGCATACCCAAAGAGTCTAACACAAATATACAAGGTTTACGTTCTTCTTCTGGTTTTTTTAAATAGATATCAACTGCTTTTAATGTTTTAGTTCTAAATTCTTCAATTGTAACTACATTAATTACAACAGTTCTTTTAGTATCTACACCACGACCTTCTAAAAGTGATTTAGTGACTGCAGCTTCAGTATCAAAATACAAACAATATCCATCAGGATGACTATTAAGAAAATTCTTAACGACTGCCAAACTAAAGAAAGTGTTGTGGTGATAGATTCCAGATTTTGGATTAGAAATATACCAATGAGGAGCATCAATAGAAATATCATAAACATTTTCAATTCCGATTGGTGTTTTTTCTACTATAGTTTTTTTGCCATAAGTGGAAGTAATTTCTTTAGCATCAATAGCACTAATATTACTTCCAGTATGGTAATCCATAAAAATATGATTTACTGAACATTCAAACTTATCACCACCATCAAAGTCTAAACGAATAACTTCATTATTATGTTTAGTTACTACTTCATTAATTTTAGTTCTTCCCGTTGGAGTTTTTACATATATCTCATCAGTCACTTCATATGGAACTTCGTGTTCACCTTTTCCATAAAGTTTATAAAGTTGTTCATATGTAAGTTCAAGTTCAACCATTTTTAAATTCCTCTAAAATTTCTAGTGCTTTGTTTAAATTATCTTCAGTATATTTGAAACATTCTGTAGTTTTAATTACACTTGGAGTGTAAGAACTTTTGAAATGTTTATGAAACTCATTTTCTAGTTTGACTGCATTTAAGGATTTCATTTTATTAAATAAAAGTAAATTGTAGTTTAATGAAACACTCCATCTTTTTGCTATTGTGTCCTGTTTAGTCAACCCATATTTTATAATCATAGTGTCGTCAATATCTACCAATACTATCATATAAAAGTTTAAATTGTCAATACCTACAATAGTATTTTCAGTATAATAACCAACGTGAGAATTTAATTTTCTTTTTTGGTTGATTTCTGTTAAATCTTTACCACTACCATAAAAAGATTTAAACCATTTATCATTTCGTTCTTTCCATTTTTCTTTACCTTTTTCATTCCCATATTTTTTTATATAAAATTCAATTCCTCTTGATTGTGATTTAGAAACCATAATTTTAGATTCTTCTTCACTATAACCCAGTTTAATCCAATATTCGGGTCTTCTTATGGAACCATCTATAAAAGTATTTGGATTTTTATTTAATCTAAAGTTTTTTGAAGATTTTCCATTTTCGGATTTATTTTTTTTAAAATCATTAAATTTAATAATTCCATTTTCACTTCCGTATTTTGCGACCCAGTGTTCAATTGTATTAATTCTTTCTTGAGATTTTTTCATATTTAATTTTTGTTCTTCGGTTCTTGTAGAACCAATATTCTTTTCTCCATTATTTTGTATTATTTTTACTTGATATTTTGCATCATCTTCAGAGAAACCTTTTTTAATCCAATATTCTACACACCTTGGACTACATTTTTTGCACTCAAGTTTTGCTTTTGATATAGATTCCTCTTCGGAAAATCCAAGAAGTTTCCAATATAATGGTCTTCTCGGATCATTTTTTCCATCGCCTCTCATTAAAATTAAGCAACTATATTATTTATACAATCACAGGAGAAAGAACTATAAGAATTTACAATAATTTTTCTTTAATTTTTACCAAAGTTTCTTCTGAACAGTATACAACTATTTTTTCAGATCCGCGAGCACATTTTCCAGTAGAACTTTCACCTGCGATTGCAGTAATTTTATCACCAGAAACCCCACCATATATACTGCCACTGACAAGAGCATTAAAAACGTATGAACCAGTGTCCACGTATGTTTCAGATTCATCAATCTCTGACGCAATAGAAGCATATTGCCCTCCTACTTCTTTTACAATATCTTTAAGAAAATCCATAGTCATACAAAAAATAATTCCAAGTTAACTGTTTTTTTCACGTTCCATCCAATAGCATCTAAAATGACTTTCATTGGGTCAAGAAAAGCTTTATTGAATTGTAAATCATAATCTATATATTTGTCTAGTGCTAGTTCCTTTGGAAATTCTTGAATAAAAGAAATTACATTTTCACGAATTGGATTTGGAAGTTTAAGATAACAAAACTTAATCTTTTCGCCATTTTGAATAAATGCATACTTTTTATCCAGACCCTTTTCTTTAATCATATGATTATAAATTAACGCACCCCTTGCGTGAATTGGTGTACCTTTACCATAAAGAGTAGAAACTGCTTTATGTTTATTTACATCTGAAACCATACGAGGAAATGATATTTCTTCTGGTGAAAGTTCAATAAAAGTATTACGACAGTTATCAATATAAGATATCATTTCATCTTCTGTTTTACTCATTACAATTTTCAACCCATCCTTAATCATTTGACGACAAGGTGCTGGTGTAGAAGATTTGACTGCCTCAATACCCATTATCTTAAGTTTAGGTTCTTCATAACGAACACCTTCACTATCCCAGACATTGAGAATGTATCTTTTTTTAGCAGTCCAAATTCCACGATCAGCAATATTCTCGCGTTTCATCTGCATTTTTTGATCATAGGCATTTACATAATCTGCCAGTTCTTGGTAACAACTTTCAATATACTTTTCAAGTTCCATCTTACAGATCTTATCAAGGAACGAAACAATGCCTTCAGTAGTTTTCTCTCTTCCCTTGTATACAGTTTCAACCAGAGGACCCATATGAAGGTAGATACTATCAGTATCAGAAGCAATAACATAATCAATACCATCCGTCTTTAGAAGTTTATTTAGATACAAATTCATCTTATTTTCAATCCAACGAATTGCAACTTGCCCTGATGTTGTGATTGCTTCGGCATTTGCTAACTTATAATAACGAAAATATTCATTACCTACGGCTCCGTAGGCAGAGTTCAAAGAGATCTTTTTTGCCATTTGTATATTATTACAACGAGCAATCTCTTTCTCTAATTTTTTAGTTGGAGTTTTTTCGTATTGTTTCTTTGCCTCAAGCATCTTCTTTTTG